GCAGCCAGTCGCCTGCGGTCATGGCCCCGGCGTTGCCCTCGTAATCCACGGACAGGTCGCAGCGGCAGGTGATGGACTCGCCAACGAAATGCCCCGCATTGCCCTCTTTGTCGATGTGATTAAGGGCGAATGACAGGCTCGCAGAACTGCGGCTCGCGGTGGACGCAGCCTCGCCAGCCGATACGATCAGGCTCGGAACTCCGACGCTTGCCGCTGGTATAATCCCAGAAATGTCGAACGTGTTCGGAGGATTGCTGCCTGCGTCATGGGCATTCACGTCGTGATTATGCCCTGTCATCGTGATTTCCGGCTGCGCTCCAGGACCAGGGAAGTCAATGTCTATCCCCGTCACCAGTATGGAGTTTGTGACGCCTCCGAATGACGATGCTATCGTGGACAAGTCCCCCGACAGGTCGCTCCCGCAATACTTATACCTCGCGGAATAATTCGTGCCTGCGTCGTGGTCATTGGTGCAGGCTTTATCGCCCGTCGATGTGAGCGCGAGTTCTTCAGTGCTGAAGGGTTCTGTCTCGCTCGATTGTGCGTGAAACTCAGCCCCCAGGCTGAATAGATTCGTGGCTCCAAGGTCTACTGCTGCATCTGCCATTGTTCTGTCCTCCGTTTACGAAGCCGAATTAAGCTTCATAGACTATGTACTCCAGTTCGACCGCCGCCGTGTCAGCCTTGGCCTTGATTGTGGTTGTTGCCAGCGGGATCGGTCCACACGCCTCGCCCGCTTTTAGTTTGATAAAGTTCTGAATCCCCGATGCGTCCGGGCCTATATGCACAAAGTTCGTGTCGTCGAGGTTCTTGAAGAATGCCCACCCCGCAGTCGTGACGTTTCCAAGATCCAGCGTTTCCTCAGATGTGCCGACGTTCTGCACGTCATAGCAAACGCCCGCCGCTGCTTGATCTGCTGATCCGCTTATCGGGTACGGAGGAGGCGTGAATGTGCCGTTTATGATTGTTAGCTCGCCCGAATATGTGATCTCATTCGCCATCAGTTATCTCCTGCATAGTCTGAGTTTCCGAAGTGTATCCACATCGGGAACGTCAATGTCCAACCGCGTATCGGGTCGCCTGTTTCGCCGTCCTCAAATATGTGCGGCTCAACCGTCGGCATCGAGGACCAGGACAGGAACCCGACGCTGTCCATGTCGTTGCTGTCGGCGGGCAGCGCAGTCATCGCCATGCCCGCCACGGTCTGGGCGCTCTGCCGAGTCCTGAAAACTCCATACAGTTGCGCCCCGAATGCCCAGCATCCCAACGGACGCGCCGATGCTTCTATGGTTGATGTTTGCGCCTTCGGACTGTCCCCATTAACCTCGAATGTCCACATCTCCGTCTCGTTCTCCGCGAGTTTGCGCGGGAACAAGTCAGGCGAGAATCCCGTCACACCCGCGATGCTTTGCAATTTGTTGAGCAGATACTCGTAGCCCCTCATCTCTGCGCTCGCCCATGATGCGACTGCGGTCGGCATTATATCGCCCGCGCTCCAGCCAGCGCCCTTCCCTCGTTAAATCGTTTGACGATGCTGTCTTTGCGCTTGTCCATATGATCCATCAAGTAGGTGGACATCAGCTTCTGAACGTGACTCTCCAGCCCCTGGCGTCGGCTATCGCTCCAGCCTGCCGCATCGTTGCGTGCTGCCATTGATCCCGACCCGTCCTCGCCGATGGTGTCGATCCACGAACCATCTGCGCCAGCTTCGTGCCTTTTCACCCACGGCGGAACCCTGCTCGATCCTTTCGAGAACGTGACCCGCTCAAAGTATCGCAGCGCGGGGAGCCATCCAGCCTTGAGCTTCCCGACCCCTTTCTGCCGTTCCCGTTTGTACGAATTAAAAGCGCCTGGCTTCATAAATATCTTCGGGCTGAAGGTCATTGTTCCGACTTTGAACTTTCTCAACTTCCCGCGCACCCGACCTCGCGGCCCCCTGTGCGACTCGTGGAACCGACGCAGCTCAGAGGTCGAGCCAGATGGCTTGTATGAGCTTCTGTCTGCATAGACGACTGCGCCATTTGCGAGCTTGAACGCCCGCGCCACGTCGCCGCCAGCGTTCTTCGGTTTCCAGTTCTTGATGATGGACCTGCCTGGCGATATCTTGTTCTTCCCAATCGGCCAGAAGATGCGGTGTAAATCTCTCTCGATGGCATTGCTGCCGTCGCTTTTCTTGTGCGGGAAAGTCTCGACGACCGCAGAGGCGCAACCAGTCCGCATAGCATCCCGCGCAATATCGCGGACAGATAGCCCAAGCGCGTCCGATAGCTGGCGGAGCCGCTCGTCTATATCTCCGCCGTCATATTCGACCCTGATCATGTATTCTCCAGCCTCCGTAGCTGGAAGCGCACCACGTCCCCGTCGATATTCTCGGCGCGGTCGGTTATGTATGCCCGCGTCCCGTCGATGGTGACTTTTGTGCGTGGAGGCGGGAGGGTCGAATCGGTGAACCCCGAAACCTTGCCCATCCATGAGCACTCCAGAACATCCAATATCCCGCGCTCATCCTCGTCAATACTGCGGACCCATTCGCCGCTCGTACCAGTGATTGATTGCGAACTCCAAACGAGTGTGCTTGGTATGTCCGCAATCATTTCACCGGCATCTGCGGCAAACGAAATCCCCAGCGTGTTCGCCATTACTCAGAACCGTCTGCGCTCTTTGCCGACTTGCCCTTACCTCTGGGCGTAACCGATGCGCCAGCGCACTTCTTGGCCTTCAGCGGACGGCTGGCAATGTTTCCGACCCACGTCTTGACATAGTTCTTTTTCGATGTTTCGTCACGCTGGGCCGCAATCAGCGGCTCCACGTCACCGGGCTTTCCGACGTACTCATAAGACCCGTTCGGCTTCTTCCCAACCATTACACCAATTTTCATTTCTCATTCTCCGATATGCGGTGACTCCCGCGAGGGATTTACCCCGCGAGAGCACCAAGTCAACGGTATCAGTTACGCACTGACGATACGGACGGCGGCGTCCTGAATAAACGCATCGCCGGAAGCGACGTACACGCTGCCCCAATATACGCCATCTGCGGTGTTCACCCATGTGCGCCAGGTCATGCTGAGTCCTGTATCTGGGTCGGTGATCACTTCGTTGCGTACACCAGCGGCGGACTCCATACCCTCGTCCAGGTTGTTATATGCGCCGACTGCGATTGCTGCCGTGCTTTTACCTGTGAATATGACCCGCGTATTCTCGCCGTCAAGCGTGCTTGACATTGCGTCCGTGTAATACTGACCAACGCCGAAGATAGGCGGCAATTCGCCCGTTCGGATGAGTTGATCGCTGCCGTATGCGCTGGCGTCCTGTAGGCCGCTGTCCTTGCGGAGTGCGGTGGCATAGGCGATGTTGTGGATGGCGCTAACGCCCCCATCGACGCCCTTGTCGGCCAGAAGTTCGAGCATATCAGCCTGATCGTCCACGTCGTAATTCGCAGCCGTGATGACCTTCTTGTCAGTGTCAGCCACATTGCCGATATTCGCTGCCACGAAGTTATCGAGCACATTCTGCACGACCTTCTTCGCCACTGCATAGGCAGCTTCCCGACCGGATGCCAAGAAACGCTCGGCGGTGGGGATGCCCTCGGTGTGCGGGTTGACGTGCCAGGAACGGAACACCGGAGCAGCGATCGTGACGGACGTGCCAGTGATGGTACTGTCGCCACTCTCGAACGTGGTGCTGTATGATCCAGCCGTCATTGATGAGACGACAGGCACGATGCAAGAGTCGCCAACTGAAAGCGGCTTTTCCTGCGGGGCGAAGCTGAATGCCTTGAGGGGATTCAGTCCGAGTTTCAGAGCGGACAGGACTTCATCCTGTAACATGCTCTGACTGATGGTAGTTAGCGTATTCGCCATGTTTTACCTTCTTCCTTGTTTGTTTGTTTTACGATTAATCAGTCGGCTCGGAATCAATGATGGCCTTGCGATTGGCTTTCCAATATGCCACCCGCTCCGCGCCACTCTGCATTCCGTGGTAAACTTCCCATGCGCTGCCCTCGTCGGCCTCGTCGCCCGAATCCTTCGCCGCACTCTCGAGCTCGTCTGCCTCTGCATCAGCCGCCGCTTGCGCGTCGATCTCGCCAGTTTGCAGGTTCGCGTCCTGGTACGCAGGGTCTTTCAGCTTGTTCTCAAGCGCAGAAATCTTGTCATTGGATTCATCAATGACTGACTGCTGCGTCTCGATGGTCGCCGTCTGGTCGTTAATCTGCGCGACCTTCTCGCCAATAGTTTCTCCGGCTGCGGCGTTTTCCTCTGTGAGGGTATCAACTGCTGCGCGAATCGTCTGATTCGACTGCACCACTGCCGCCATATCCGATTCGGTTTCGACCAGCTTGGCTTGCACTGCATCAACTTCAGCCTGCATCTCCGCACGGGCTTCTGACTTGGCCGATTCAATCGCCTCGCCAATCCCGTCAACCTTTTGACGCAACTCGTCGCGCTGCGCGGTCACTTCTTTTTTCGTTGGGTTTGCACTCATATCTAACTCCTTGCCCTGTTGGATGGCGTCAAACATGGCAGACCACGCGAGTGCCGCCGCCGCTTTCGTTTCCGCCGTTTCATCAATTACATGAGTCGCGAAGCCGTTCTCCATTGCGGCATCTCCGCGCATCCATGTTTCATCTTCCATCATCTCACGCAAGGCGCTCTCGTCCTTGCCTGTGACATTCTTGTAAATATCCAGCAGCGCCGACCCGTGCTCGTCCAGCACATCCGCCTGGTGGCGAAGATCGTCTGCGTTTCCGACTGTCATGGCCCACGGATTGTGAACCATTACGAATGACGACTTGTGCGCGTGTCGGTCGTCGCCCGCCATCATCACCACACTTGCAGAACTGGCGGCGTATCCGTCAACCACAGTTGTAACATGCGCTTTGTGGTCCTTGAGGTAATTGTAGATTGCAAGCCCATCAGAGACGGTTCCGCCCGGCGAGTTGATCCTGACCGTGATCTCTGATTCGTCTGCGGGGATTTGATCCGTGAATGTTTTCGCGTCGATCCCAAGGAATCCTCCAATCGGCTCATATAGTTTAATTTCCACTGTTTATTCCTCCGCTGCGCTCTGTTGCGCTTCTATGATCTGTTCTTCCAGTTCCGGTTCAGCACCAATATCAAACAGGGCCGAAGCGTACATATTCATTGAAACTCCAAGTTTGCCGGCGCGGTCTTTAATCTCGCGCAGGTCCGCGTCGTGACCATCAAGCAACTGGGCGCGGGTTCTATTCTGCTCCTGGGCAATGTCCGCAAGTGACTTTGTGCCGCTCTGCCACTGCTTGATGTAAGCCTGCGCCTCCTTGCCCTCGTCGATCTGCGGAAAGTGCGGCAGGGTCCACTGGCATTTGTGCCACTCGCTGCGCCCATCTTCCCCGATTGGTGCGGCAGGGATTTCGCCATGCTTGATGGCGCGGGCGATGACCCAATTGTATACTCTCTGATTCAGCACTTTATTGCGCCATAACCATCGGTCCATCGTAAACTTCGCAAAGTCAGTGCGGGCTGCACGGTTCGCGGTGTAACTCCCATTTGTGTACAGGTGCATCACTATTTCATATGGCAACCCGCAACCCGCAGCTATCAGACGGCCAGTGAACTCCATGTATGGCACATGTTCCTGACTCGGCGTGTTCATATTGGTCAACTTGAAGTCTTTGTCTGGATCGCCAGGCGTCTTAAATCGCGCACCCCAGTCGGCCTCTGAATATTCCACCTGTTCGCCAAGCGCAGAGTCGGTGTCAAGCACCTTTCGCCCTGGGAGGTTGCCGATGGCTCCCTTTTTCTCCACGGAGAAGATCATCGACTCAAACTTGATTTTGCTCTGCACGTTCTCATTCGTTTCGTCAAAGTCTTGGAGCTTGTCAACGACGCCATGCAACTCTGGAACGCCTCGCAGCATCGCCGACCGCCAGTATTGGGACGGCGCGAAGATTGCCTGACTTTCTCGGATTCGCTGGTAATCGTTCCGCCCAATGTTGGCGCGGCCTCCCTTGTGACCGATGACGTAATAATGAGTGATGCGATGCGGCGCAGATGCCTGAATCCGTACTCCGTTCACGATTTGCTTGTCTGCGCGGAGGTCAAACGGTGTTGCAATCTGAATCCCTTCGTAGGGGTAAAGGCCATCATCTCGCAACGCAAAAAGCATGTCGCCGCCCACCCATGAGTACTTGGTCCACATCTTCTGAAATGTGCCGTAGTCGACCCCTGGTCGGCGTCGGGAGTCTGCCGAGCGCCAGAAATAGTCGTTGAAATAGCTGGATGCGGCATCGTTGAAGACTTCGTCAGAGGTCGTCGCCATCGGTCGGGACTCGCCCATATACGTCGTGACCACATCCACAATGGAGCGCGTCAGCGGGTCGTTGCGGTACAGGTTCATCGCGGCGCTGATGAGGTACTGATAGTCGCCACTGTTGCCGGTCAAGTCCTCCCGCGTTGCTGACTGATTAATCAGCCTGCGCCGTCGCGACGGTTGCCCGCCCTTGTATCCGGGCATCATGGCATTGTACTGGGAGAACACTCGCAGGTTGTGGCGATCCACTGCGCGGCGTAGCGCAACGCCTGGCGCAACTTTTGCAATCACTTGCTCCAGCGGCTTGATCATGCGAGGTTCCACAGCGCGACTCCCTCGTCCTCGAACGTGGGAATGGTCACACCGCCGAGTAGACACGCACGCCGGAACGAGTCCATGTGTGCGCCAGCATCTGCCCGACATTCTTCTGCGGTTTTCTTCGTGATCGAATTGCCAACGGAGGACCCGTAGCTCGATGCAGCGGATGCCGTCGCATTGGCCTCCGCGTTGGCGGCGTTCTCCCAATTCTCAAGCGTCAGCGTGGCGCGTTTCTGGAGAACTGTCTGCGTCGTGGCGTCGGTATGGGAAATCTCGGATATATACCCGACGAGTGCGGCCTTGAGATCTGCCACGTCTGATTGTGCTGATTCGACTGTCATGCCTAAAGAGGGTTGGCACGGTCGCGACCATGTGCCCTAGACTTGATGTCCCTCTACTAATAGGCTGAAAGCGTAAACCCAAGCGGACGGGTCAATCGCACAATGCGCTGAAAACATTGCGTAATCTGCTCAACGTGATGTAAACGCTCTGGCGGCTGACTCCAGCATACACGCCGATGCGCGTCGGGGATGTAAGCCCCTGATTATAGATTGCATCTATGATACGCCAGTCGACCGCGCTGATTTTGCCTTGCGCCTGCATCGCGACGAGCAAGTGCCAGTCAAGGCTCGCCCAATCCTCGCCCGCTTCCGGCTTGACGGGTTCGGCAGTCGGAGCGTTTCGGCCCCACCATTCAGGCGACCGAGTGACCTCTCTGCGGTTGTTTTCGTCGCTCGTCATGCTGAATTGCCTACTGGATCAGCGAGTCGTATCGTGCAAGGACCAACTGCATGACCTCGCAGTCGAACAGATGATCCTGCGGGTGGCCCTTTTTCGTCTTCCATTCGCCATCGACCTTGTGCGTGCTCAAGACTTGACGGGTATATTCCCGCTCTGGCATCCGATAAACCCACCACGACCAGGGAGTCTCGCCACGCATCGCTGCGAGCAACTTGCTTCTGAACATCTCCGTGTTCCATGTCAGCATCTGGTATCTGGCGCTTGCCCTCGCCCTCGCTTTACGCCCCTCGCCAGGGTCCATGTCGTCGCGCAGGTGGATGTCGGTTTTCATGTTTTCCTCACCCTTCAGCGCAATCGCACCAGTATCTGCACAGTAATCCGCCGTCTCGCCGAATCGCCCTGCATAGCCGATGTCAACCCCTACGCAGGACGCGCCCGCCCGCTCGCAAACCCCAGCAAGGTCGTCGAAGTTTGCCACGTTGCCCCATGATTCCAGCCCGCACTCTACCCGCTCGCCAGTAACCATCCACCAGCGGGAAACCCACCACAAGTGATATTTCTGCACGTCTGCCGTCAGAATCAAGCCCTTTGAAAAATTCTCTGGTACTATGATCTGCGGGATGCCGTCCTTTTCCGAATCCCAGAATCTGCCCTCGCGAAAATAGTTTAGCTCCCTGCCGCGCAGGTTTGCATCTCCGACCGCCGTGCTGTTCGGCATGTTTCCAGTGTCGGCCCAGTTCTCGTAGAAGTATGTTCGGAGCGCATCAAGCCCCTTGCGCTTCGCCTCCAGAAACCGATACGCCATGACCCCGAAATCTCCGTCGAGGAATGGAACCATCGGCCCGACCACCCATATCCCGTGGATGTGCGTCGGTGCGTCGGGATTCGTCGCCACCCACTCGCCGCGATGGTTTATCTCCATCCGCTGCCCGTTCTCTATCCGAGTGCCGTCTGGCGTCAGGTAGTAAGACTCATTCCGTACTCGCTCCAGATTCCAGTCGCCCGTCTCAGGATCTTTCGCATCGTCCGGCCACTTGAGTCCGTAGGGTTTCCCCGCGCCACCAAACTCCCACGCAAAGCGGTTGCCGGTGCTGGGATCGGGCATCATCCAGAGGCATCTATCCGTGCTGTCATATTCAAGGATGATCGGGTCGCCGTCCGCGCCTTTGCGGGTCGGGTCGGGGCTGGAGACTCCGATGATCTTGTGGAAGCGATACGTCCCCGCCCGCTTTCTCAGCATATCCGCAGCGAACGATTTCCATGTGCTGAACTCGTCTGCCACAATGACCGCCCACCCGTCCTGCTTGAATGCTCCCTTGGCGTTCGGCCAGGATACGCGGAAATCCATGTGCTCGTAGCGTACATCGTGCTCAGTCTCTCGCGCCCGCTTGTGGAACTCCCACGCTGGCGGGCAGGTCCGCATCCCTCGCTTGATCCGAGACTCCATGAATCTCTCGGTCGTCAACTGGTCTGCGGTCAGGTAATAAGTCGGACGCGGAGCGCAGGCGACAATCCAACGCATGAAGACAAGGATTGATTCACTGACCCCTGCCCTGCTGCACTTCCGAATCCACAACTCGCGGGTGTCGTAGTCCTTGAGCCATTCGAGGATCTGCTTTGTATATGGCGCAAAGTTCGGGTCGTATGGTCCAGGGATCGGCGTGTCGTAATTTGGCGCACGGGAGAAGTCTACATTCAGCGCAGCCCACTCCCAGACCTCCAGCGGCTCGATAGGCGTCCAGTCAGTATATGCGCGGGCTTGGAGTTCGGGGATCATTGCGCTGGCCTGAACTCATCATGCACTTCTTTTATCATCGCATCGGCCAATTCATCAATCAACCGCTTCCCGTCTGGCGTTCCGTCTTTTGCCCCGCGTGACTGCCGCCAGTTCTCCAGCGTCCCGCGCAGTCGGGCATTGTATTCCGAGAATGACGTCATCACGTCGGCGCGGCTCCACAGCTCCCCGCGCAACTCTGCAATCTGCACGTCCAGCTTCTCGACCTGTTTCGCTTTTAGCTTGTCCGCCCATGTGATCGGATCGGCCAGCTCCGCACCAGCGGCTTCAGGCTTCATGCCGCGTGCCTCCACTTCTCGCTTGCGCTCCAGAAGCGGCGCGGTCGGGTATCGGTGCTGCCTGTCTGCGCTCAACTCCAGGTCAGAGATCCATGTGCGAACGGTCTGCGCCGTCCGATCCAGCAGCTTTACCAGTTCAGAAACCTTTGCCCGTTTCGGTGTGCCTTCACTTGTTATAGTAATACCTGTATATTTTTCACGTTTTCGCGAAAATTTGCGTTGTGCCTTAACC